AATGCGACCGTCCTCGCCTTCCCGGAGTCCGTAGTCGATGCTAGGCGCGGTTCCTGCGGCGATCATGCGCTCCGCCGCTCGCTTGGCGTTGTTGCGCTTCGTAAAAGTGGTCTGTTCCATCTGGTTCCTCCTATTGTACGTGCGCGAGACGAATTGCGGGTTCGTATTGGGTGGTGGCCATAATTTTATTTCTTCCACCTTTTGTATCCATACCACCAATCGACGCGAGCGTGGTCTCTTGCACCCATATTTGCGAGTGGGTATTTTCCTTCGTAATTGCCCGCTGCGCACCGCATTGGGTGCTTGCGTGCCAATCCGAATTGTCTAATTCTTCGAAATTTGATTTTCTTTGTCATTAAATTCACTCCAGGTCGATGATGACGCGCCAGTTGACGCAGACGCAGACACGCTCCACGCGTGCACGAAGTCCAGTGGAATTTCGCTTTAACGTGAGAATAATTTAATGCCCCGAGGACGCCCCGCATTCGTGCCGACCGACAAGCAGCGCGGCCAGGTCGAGGCCATGGTGCGCTACGGCATTTCGCAAGCCGAAACCGCCAAGGCGCTCGGCATCGACGGCAAGACGCTCGCCAAGCATTTCCGTCCCGAGATTCAGACCGGCGCAACGAAGGCCAATGCGCAGGTCGGCGAGTTCATTTACTCGACGATCATCGGGCTTCCGATCCCTGGTCGGACGCTGGTCACCGATGAGCGCGCCCGCGCGACGCTCGCTGTGTTCTGGGCCAAGACGCGGATGCAATGGCGCGAGACCTCGGTGGTTGAGCATAAAGATGTAGATGAAGACGCAAACGCTATCCGAGAACGCATCGCGGGTAAATTGGATCGCATCGCTGCCGCCATTGAAAAGAGCAGCGTTTCTAAGAAACCTGAGTGAGGGTGAACTCAAGGATTTCGAGAACGGCTGGCAATGGTGGGGGCGGAGCAATCAACTCACTCCACCGGGAGAATGGCGCACATGGTTGCTTCTCGCGGGTCGCGGCTTTGGCAAGACCCGGACTGGCGCGGAATATGTCAGGGATCAAGTCCTCAAACACGGCCGTCGCCGCGTAGCATTGGTGGCCCCGACGGCTGCGGATGCGCGCGATGTCATGGTCGAGGGCGAAAGTGGTCTTCTCTCCATTGGAGTGCCGCAGCAGCGCCCGCATTACGAGCCGTCGAAGCGCCGGCTGACCTGGCCTAACGGGGCGATTGCCACAACCTACAGCGCCGACGAGCCGGAGCGTCTGCGCGGGCCGCAGCACGACGCAGCGTGGTGCGATGAGATAGCCAGCTGGCGGTATCCCGAGGCCTGGGACATGCTGATGTTCGGGCTGCGGCTCGGCAATGACCCGCGCGTCGTGGTCACCACCACGCCCAAGCCGATCAAGATTATCCGCGAACTGATCGCCGATCCGACCACCGTAATCACGCGGGGCTCGACATACGACAATCGGGACAACCTCGCGCCGGCGTTTCTGCACCAGATAATTCGCAAATACGAGGGCACCAGGCTCGGCCGGCAGGAGCTCAACGCCGAATTACTCGACGATGTACCCGGTGCACTGTGGAACCGGGCGCTGCTCGAGGAGACGCGCTGGCCGGTCCACCGAAATGTGCCCGACCTCGTGCGGATCGCTGTGGCGATCGACCCGGCAGCATCGACGGGCGAGGACTCGGATGAGACCGGCATCGTCGTAGCCGGGAAAGACGCTAATGGGCACGGGTATGTGCTCGCCGATCAGTCCGGCCGTTATCCGCCGACCGAATGGGCCCGCACGGCTATCGCGCTGTACCGCCAGCACAAAGCCGACCGGATCGTCGCCGAGGTCAACAACGGCGGGGATATGGTTGAGGCTACGATCCGGATGCTGGACCCGAATGTGAGCTACACAAAGGTTCATGCGTCGCGCGGCAAGGTAGTCCGCGCAGAACCGGTGGCGGCGCTCTACGAACAGAAGCGCATTCACCACGTCGGCGCCTTTCCGACGCTCGAAGATCAGATGTGCGCCTTCACGACGGACTTTGACCGCAAGGCTGCGGGGTTTTCGCCCGATCGCGTGGATGCACTCGTGTGGGCGTTCGCCGATCTCCTCGTCGAGCAGATGTCGAACGAGGGGTTCTACGAGTGGGCGCGCCAGAAGGCCGAGTCGCTGAAGCCGAAGCCGGTCCCGCGGCCCGAGCCGGTCTACGCGATTGGCAGCATGGAATACGAGGCGCAGCAAGCGGCGAAAGAGACTGGCTGATCCATAACGACGGACGAGGTTCCGGGCATGACGAACCGTATCCGGAATTGGGCTTATAACCTTGATCGCAGCGTGGCGAGCTTCTTTGGCGCGCGTCCACAAGAAACGATCAGCTCCGAAGTCGGCAGGGTCGAGCGCGGCGAGGCGCATGGTCACAACCGGTTTGAGGAATGGGCCGCGCTGAAAATCGCTAAGTGGCTCGACACGGACACCAAATTATGGGGCTGGGACCACACCCTGTGGGCAATCGACCACGCCGATGCTTTGGACGCGGTCGATGATGGCAGGGAACAATGACATGCATTTTCACTTAATTTTGATCGGAACACCCTCATGATTCGCGTCATTCTCATTGCCTTAGTTCTCGGTTTGACCTCGATCGGCGCGTCGTCCGCGCAAAGCGCCAGCGGGATGCTGCCCGTCATCGTGCACGGGAAACTTGCCGTCGTCTTCAATCCGACCAGCGCGTCGATCACCTGCGATAGTCCGGCGGGCACTGTGCTCTCCGCAGTGACAACGACGGGCGGAAACCAGAAACCGATAACGCTGACGATGACCGGCGATACCACTGATTTTGCGCTCAGCGCCACGGCGCCTCCGGCAAATGTCGTCGTCGCGTCAGCTGGGATCACTTCTTCCGGCTCATCCTGCCCCACGGTGACGTCTGCTGGAATAACCGACACCGTCACGGTCACTGCCACGCAGTAAATTCCACCGTGGCAAGAGTGGATAAGCCAAAACCGTCATTTCTGGGCAAGCTGGCTCCAGAGGAGCTGCAAAAGCAAGGCAACTTGTTCGTATTTTGGACCGGCATCTTTTGGTCACCGGATAGTCGGGATGCCATCGAGTTTCCTGACCAAACCGCGTTAGACGATTATTTGCAGTCGCATCGGGTCTAGCTGGGAGCATAGCCAATGCCAGCACCCGGCCCCGGCGGCACGCAAAGCTCGCTGGCGACCATGGTGGCGTGGCTGACGAAGCCGTTCCGCGGCAAGCCGAACCAGACCAATAGCGCGTCGGGCAATCAACAGCGGCGAGACATCGGGCAATTCCAGCAGGAGTTCCAGGACACATTTCAGCCGCCCGACGCTGGATTCGCCCCTGGATTTCCCCTTGTCCCGACGCAGCGTGAGCCGCCTCGCAGATTCGACTACCCTTCGTTTTGGAACACTGTCTACACGCCGCGCTCATTCGAAGCGATCGGCTTCGCGGAGCTGCGCGCGCTAGCCGACGCGCACGACATCACCCGTCTCGCGATCGAGACCAGGAAGGACCAGATCGCCGCGCTCGACTGGCAAATCCGGTCGATCGACAAGAAGGCCGCAGCCGGCGCCGAAGGCAGGATCGCAACGCTGACCGAATTCTGGCGCAGGCCTGACGGCATCAGCCGGTTCGACCAATGGCTGCGGGAGTGCGTCGAGGAGGTGCTCGTCACCGATGCGCTGGCGATCGAAGTGCGGATCAACCGCGGCGGCCAGATCATCGGGTTGGACCAGATTTCCGGTTCGACGATTAAGCCTTTGCTCGATGGCACTGGACGCCGGCCAAGACCGCCAGCGCCCGCCTACGAGCAGGTCATTCACGGCCGGCCGTGGGTGCTTCTCGAAGACGGCAACCGTGCCGATACCGAGGAAGGCGAAGTCACCAACCAATTCAACGACGGGCAGCTGATCTATGCGCCGCGCAATCCGCGGATTCACCGCGGATACGGTTTCAGCCCTGTCGAATCTATAATCACCACCATCAACATCGGCTTGCGCCGGCAGGCGACGCAGCTGCTTCATTTCACCGAAGGCAATGTTCCACCTGGCCTTTTGTCGGCCCCTGAAGGGTGGACCACCCAGCAGATTGCAGAGTTTCAGGAGTGGTTCGATTCCATCCTGAAGGGCAACATAGGCGCCCGCACGCGTCTGGTTTGGGGCCCGGGCGGCTCGAAATATCAAGCCTTCACCGAAAGTCCGTTCAAAGACGAATTCGATGAGTGGCTGGCGCGCATCGTTTGCTACGCCTTCTCGCTACCGCCGAGCGCGTTCACGCCGCAGGTCAACCGCGCGACGGCGCAGACGGCGCAGGAGACCGCGCTCGAGGAGGGCCTGGCGCCGCTCTTGATTTGGGTCGCGCGTCTGATCAGCGAGGTGATCCAGACCCGCCAGGGCCACCCGGATCTCGAATTCGCGTGGGCCGAGAAACACGAGGTCGACCCCGCGGTCCAGGCCAAGGTGCTGGACACGTTCATCAAAAACGGTAGCTATACGATCAACGAAGCGCGCGATGTCCTGGGTCTCGATCCGGTTGAGGGTGGTGACGACAACATCATCGTCACGGCAGCCGGGCCCGTACTGCTCACCGACGTTGCGACGATCAGCTCGAACACAGCAAACCCGCCGCCACCGCCGCCGGCCGGCGCAGGCGGAGGTGGCGGAGGAGCGCCGGGGGATGAACCGCCCAAGGGTAAAGCCGAGGGCGGCAAGTCTCCGGCAGGCAAAGCGCTTACGGCGCTATCTGGCAAACGGGGGGCAGCCGAGGACGGCACCAGCCCTTTCTCTCGGCGCTATCTGGAAACGGCGCGGAGCGGCATTGAACGCTCGGTCGCCGCATTCCTGCAGGCCGAGTCCGGCCGTGTCGCCCGCGACGTGCTGTCGAAAAAAACGACCGCAAATTATAACTCGAATTATTCCTCTAAGGCTTCCGACCACACCGACCCCGACCAGCACGGTGTCACCCCAGCCACGAATGCGCACACCGAGCGCCAGGTCGCCGCGGCGGCGGCTGCCGCTATCGCGCAGATCGACTTCGGGCGCTGGTCCGTCCTCGTCGACGACATCGCGCCCGAGCTCACGGCCGTCGCTCAGCGGACCGCCATCGAGACCCTCGACGCGGTCTCCGCCGGGCTGACCCCAAACGCGACGATCGACGCGGTCAAGGAATGGGCCCGCAAGTGGGCCAAGGATCGCGCGGCCGAGCTGGTAGGGCGCCGCACGATCGGCGACCGCACGATCCCGACCGCAGACGACGGGCAGGCCATCACCTCGTCGACCGCCGACATGATCGCCGGCGCCGCGCGCGACGCGATCCGCGACGGATCAACCGTTTCCGAACTCGCCGAGGCGCTCGGAAAATCACCGGCCTTCTCGCCGGCCCGCGCCAAGCGCATCGCCGATTACGAGACCAAGAACGCGCTGCACGAAGCGACGATGCACGCGTTCAAGGCCAGCAACCGGGTCAAGGGCTCGTATTGGGTGACGATGAACGATCTTCGCGTGACGGCGGAGTGCCTGCTTAACGAAGCGGCGAGTCCGGTCGCGTTGGGCACGCCATTCCCGTCCGGTCATCACCGGCCAATGGCGCACGGGGGTTGCAGATGCTGGCTTTCGGCATGGATTTGATGCTGCGGCTGACCTCCTTTGTTGGTTTGCTGTTGTTCTCGGTCGCGGCGTTCGCCGGCACGACCGAGAACGCCTCGAAGCTGAACGGCTACGGGGTCTTGTTGAGGACCAGCGAGGGTGCCTCGAAGCTCAACGGCTACGCCGTGCTGAGCGCCGGCCCGGGCCTGTCGAAGCTCAATGCCTATGCGATTCTCAGTCCAGCCGCCGCCGCTTCTGGCACCAGTTCATTAACGTTGAGTGGTGTGGGGAATTGAGCTTCACAATGAAACAGATCATCAGCGCAATTGTTGCGCTAGCGCTGGCCATATTCTCTCCTGGTGCCTTTGCGCAATCGATCGCGACAAACGCCCTGTCCGGTTCGCAGAGCGCCACGACGACGGCTGCAGCGCAGATAATTCCGGCTCCCGGGGTCGGCTTTCGCATTTATGTCGGTGCCGTGCAATGCGGCCGAACCGATGCGGGTACGACGGCGATGTACGTCACGTTGAATGACCCAGCCGCTACCGTGATCATTCTGCCAAACAGCGGCGGCGGCGGAGGCAACAATCCGACATTTATTCCGCCGCTGGTCGTCGCACCGAACACGGCGCTGATGTTTACCGAGAGCACGAACACCAGCACGGTCTTCTGCGACGCGCAGGGATTTAAAAACCGGTAATCTCCAATAGTTGAACGGAGCACGGGCATGATGGGAAGCAGGGGCGCAGTCAATTTGCCGCCCGAAGCCGCCGGCCTTGCGATGCTCGCCGACCTGGTCTCGCTGCTGAAAAATTGCGAGAAGATTTTGCCGGCGGCCGTAGCGGAATTGCGAGTCGCCGAGGCTGACGCGAACAAGGCGCGCGCGGCGCTCGATGCGCTCATAGCGCTGCACAATGCGGCTCAGGCCGAGCTCGATAACCACGCGCAGCAGCTCACTCTACGCGAGGATGGCCTCGCAAAACGTGAGGCGGCAGCCAAGGCGCGGGAAGACGAGACGAAGCAGCTGCAGTTCCGGCTCGATGGCCAAGCCAAGGCGCTGCAGCAGACCAAGACCGCGCTCAACGAGCGCTAGGCCGCGATCGAAGGGGCACACGCCACAGCCGTCGACGCGGCCGCAAGACTTCGCGCTCGCGGCACATTGTTTTAGAGACCACATACCGCTCGCATTTTTCAACTCAGAAGGATTTCCCACGATGACGAATAAGATCGCTCTCGGCGCGTTTGCGTTTGGGCTCGGCCTCGCCGCCGCAACTCCGTCCTTCGCCGCCACGATGCAGTGCCCGCCGACGCAGCAAATCAACACGATCTACCCGACCGGGACGACCTATACCGCCGATGCCGCCGGCATCGTGACGAGCGTCTCGAACGACGACGTCAACGCGCTGCACCAGGCCGGCTGCGTGCAGGTCGGGCTCGGCAGCGGCGGGCTCTGCGGCGAGCTGCTTGGCGCCAACATGAACGTCACAACCGACCAGCCGCTTCGCTGGTTTGTGCCGGCAAATCAATATTACCGGCTGGCCAAAATCACCGCGAGAAATTTGTCGACGACCCTTACCGGAAGTTCAGCGGCCGGCGGGGTTTACACGGCAGTGTCCAAGGGCGGCACGGCGGTCGTCGGAGCTGGCCAAGCCTATAACACTATGCTCGCGACCAACGCGACGGCCAACCTCGATCTCACGCTGGTTGCGGGTGTCGGAACGCTCGGCGAATATACCAATGCGCCGTTGGTGTTTTCGCTGACGACTGCGCACGGGTCGGCAGCCACGCTCGACCTCTTCGCGTACTGCGATATGGGGAACTGAGGCAGTGCCGTTCCCAACCGTTGGCGGCAAGACATTTAAGGAACTCGGCGAAGAGCTTCTCAGAGAGATAGCCGATCGCGATCCTGTGCTTTCTGCGAAGATTGGCCCGGCGTTTATGGGGCTTTTTGAACAGGTCGATTTCGTCTCTAGCCAGCTCTACGGTGATGTCCAGACGCTAAAGCAACTGGCTCACGCTCGCGGGTGGGAAATCGAAGTGGGTGATCCCAGCCAAGCGCCGCTTCCGTGACCGGCTGATTGGAGATCCGTTTAATGGCCTTGACTTACGTCTTCCTCCTTAGCGCCCCGTCGGGCGCCGCAGTGGCCTATGGTGGAACCCAATACACGGCGAATGCGGCCGGAATCATTACCGGCGTCGCGCCGACCGATGCGCTGAGCCTGCAGGGCGTCGGCGGCGCCTCGGTGCAATTATTGGCGGCAACCGGCGCTACAACGGACCGACCGGCATCGCGGGTGGCAACCGCGCTCACCGGCGCGATCAACAACATCCACCCGGTGCCGCTCTTGGGAATGCCGTTCTACGACACCACGCTCACAGAAACGGTCTACTATGTGGGGACCCTGCGTAGCTCAACTTCATGGGTTGATCAGACCGGCACTGCAGCTTGAAATTATGGCGGTCTACCTCACGCTTATCTT